CACTATTTATTCAGTATATGATCTCTAGGAAAAAACAGAAATATCTGGTACCTAAAAGTCAGATCATGTTCTTAAAAGACTTAGGTTCAAATACCAATGTATTCCAAGAGTATGGTTGGAAAAATACAGGTACACTATTTAAAGCTCACTTGCTAAACTATGCAATTGAGTATACCAAAGAAGAATTAGATGTTGAAACAAAAGCAGATGGGACTATTGTAAGAACAAAATATGGCATTGAAAGAATACCTGATCCTATGTTATTAGTTGAGATGAGAGAATATGCAGCAGGAGTCAATGTGGATAGGTTAGTAGCTTTCTGTGCATTGGTTGCATTTATGCGAATCCAACAATCTAACAGGGGTTATGCTAAGAGAGTCATCATGGATGATGCTGCCAAAAACTTGCAAAAGTCAGAAAATTTGTTTAAATTAAATAAGAGTCCGTTTAGACACATGGGGAGAGGTCAACTAGCAAATGGTCAAAAGTTTAAGAGATCCCCATTTAAAAATTTAAAGTAAAGGAATATGCAAGTTATAAATGCAATGCAGGCTAAGAATGGAGCTAAGACTGAATACAACAGAATGGCTTCAATCACACAACCATTACAGTTTATTCCCAAAAAGGAAAAAGATGAGCAATGGGCAGCCTGGAACCTAGACTGGATTGAATGGCAGGGGCTAAAACAAATCCGCAGAAATGCCCGCAGGTTAATGAAGAATTATAAACTTGCTAAGGGTATCATTGATAAGTCTGATTATATTGTAGAAGAAGATAATGATTATAGAGATATTGTAGAGATCTTAACTAAAGAAGATCAATCTGCTCTAGAGTTAAAGTTCTATCCAATTATCCCCAATGTTATTAATGTTCTAGTAGCTGAATTTGCTAAAAGATCAACTAAACTTACTTACCGTGCTGTAGATGAGTACTCATACAATGAGATGATGGAGCAAAAAAGAGCTATGGTAGAGGAGACTTTATTATCTGATGCACAAATTAAACTTACTGCCGCATTACTAGAACAAGGATTAGACCCAAGTTCGGAAGAAGCACAACAAGAACTGGCTCCAGAAAAGCTTAAGACTTTACCAGAGATTGAGCAATTCTTTAAAAAGGATTACCGTTCTATGGTAGAACAATGGGCTTCTCACCAACACAAGGTGGATGTAGAAAGATTTAAAATGGATGAGCTAGAGGAAAGAGGTTTCCGTGACATGCTTATTACAGATAGAGAGTTCTGGCATTTCCGTATGATGGAAGATGACTATGAAGTAGAACTTTGGAATCCAGCTATTACATTCTATCACAAATCTCCAGACTCAAGATATATCTCTCAGTCTAACTGGGTAGGTAAAACAGATATGATGACTCCATCTGATGTTATTGATAGATATGGTTATATCATGTCTGAAGAACAATTAGCTGCGTTAGAAGCTGTTTATCCTATTAGATCAGCTGGATATACTATTGGTGGTATGCAGAATGATGGTTCATTCTATGATGGAACTAAATCACATGAGTGGAATACTAATATGCCTTCATTAGCATACAGACAATATACATCTGCTATGGCAGGTACAGTAATTGGCCAAGGAGATATTATCAATGAGATCTTAATGGAAGGTGAAGATTACCATGATCAAGGTACAGCATTCTTATTAAGAGTATCTACAGTATACTGGAAGTCACAAAGAAAAATTGGACACCTTACTAGCGTAGCTGAAAATGGTGAAGTAACTAATGAAATAGTTACAGAAGATTACAAGATTGAGAACAAAGCCCTTTATGATACTAGGTTATTCAAAAACAAAAGCAAAGACAATCTTCTTTTTGGAGATCACATTGACTGGATTTGGATTAATGAAACTTGGGGTGGTGTAAAGATTGGACCAAACATTCCTTCTTATTGGGGTATGAACAATCCTGGAGGATTCTCTCCTATCTACATTGGTATTGATAAGAATCATATTGGTCCATTAAGATTCCAATTTAAAGGAGATTCAACTTTATATGGTTGCAAGCTTCCAGTGGAAGGTGCTGTATTCTCTGATAGAAATACTAAGTCAACTGCATTGTTAGACTTAATGAAACCATTCCAAATTGGATATAACATAGTAAACAACCAGATTGCTGACATATTAGTAGATGAGTTGGGTACAATTATCATGTTAGACCAGAACACTCTTCCTAGACACTCTTTAGGAGAAGACTGGGGGAAAGGTAACTTAGCTAAAGCATATGTAGCAATGAAGGATTTCCAAATGCTTCCTCTTGATACATCTATTACTAATACAGAGAATGCATTAAACTTCCAGCATTTCCAAAAACTTGATCTATCTCAGACAGAGAGATTAATGTCTAGGATCAATATTGCAAACTACTTTAAGCAACAAGCTTATGAGGTAATTGGAGTTAATCCACAGAGAATGGGACAACAACTATCCCAGATGACTGCTACCGGAGTAGAACAAGCTGCCTCTGCCTCATATGCACAGACAGAAGTATTCTTTATACAACACTGTGATTATCTAATGCCAAGAGTGCATCAGATGAGAACTGACTTAGCACAATTCTATCACTCAACAAAACCATCAGCAAGACTTACATACATTACAGGAGCTGATGAAAAAGTCAACTTCCAAATTAATGGTACAGACTTGTTGATGAGAGACTTAAATATATTCTGTACTACAACTGCAAACCATAGAGCTGTTCTTGAACAGTTAAAACAAATGGCTATGCAGAATAATACTACAGGTGCTAGCATCTATGATCTTGGTAAGATTGTACAATCTGACTCTATTGCTGAACTTAATAGTGTATTAAAAGCATCAGAACAAAGACAACAGCAAGAGAAACAACAAGACCAACAAGCTCAACAACAAATGCAACAAGAGCAATTAGCTTCTCAAGAGAAACAAAAACAAATGATGATTCAAGCTGAAGCTGATAAACAAGCTGCCCAACTTGAAAACAATATTACTGTTGCTGAGATTAGAGCTGCTGGTTATGGAGCTGCGGTAGATGTTAATGAGAATCAGATGTCTGACTATCAAGATGCAATGAAAGAGATCCGTCAAACTCAGCAGTATCAAGATCAAACTAATCTTCAAAGAGAGAAACAATCTGCTGAAAACATGAGAAGTTCACAGAAGATGCAGATTGAACAAGATAAGATTCAAGCTCAGAAAGATATAGCTGAAAAGCAGTTACAGATAGCTAGAGAGAACAAAAACAGATTTGATAAGAAAACTGATGATAAAAAGAAAAGTTAGTTAGCTATATAGTACAAAAAATTACATAGCTCCTTTTAAATTTGTCAAGTTTAATTAGTATATTAAAGTATAAACAAAACCAACAAACATGAGTGAAGAAACAAAAGATCTTACAAAAGAGGTCACAGATTCTACAACGGTAGATCAGATTGATGTAAATATTGATGAGTTATTTGGTACACCGGGGGCAGAAAGTATTATGCTTCCTGCAGATGGTGGAGCAGATGATAAACCAAAGTCACTGTTTTCTAAGGAGAACATTGACACTACGTTCCTTGACAACCCTACTGCTACCCCTAAAGAAAAAGAGGAAGCAGCAGAAAAGAAAGCAGAAGTTGAAGAAACAATTGCTGAACTTGATGGCTTAATTGCTCAAGAAGAAGATGCTGGAAACAAAGGCCGTCCTAAAGTGGACAAGTCAGGTCTTTTTGAATTGGCTCAGAAAATGATTGAAGAAGGATCATTAGTACCTTTTGATGATGATAAGTCATTGGAAGAATATACTACTAAAGACTTCAGAGAGTTATTTGAGGCTAACTTCCAAGAGAGAGAGAATAAGGTTAAAGAAAATGTTCCAAAAGAATTCTTTAATGCTCTTCCAGAAGAACTTCAGATTGCAGCTAAGTATGTTGCAGATGGTGGACAAGACTTAAAAGGATTATTTAGAACACTTGCACAAGTGGAAGAAATGATTCAGTTAGATCCAACAAATGAATATGATCAAGCAGAAATTGCAAGACAATATCTTCATACAACTGGATTTGGAACTCCAGAAGAAATTGAAGCAGAAATTCAAGACTGGGTAGACTTAGGTAGATTAGAGCAAAAAGCTAATCAATTTAAGCCAAGATTGGATAGAATGCAAGAAGAGATTGTTGCAAGACAGTTGGCTGAACAAGAACAAAAGAAAGAACAACAGGCTCAAGCTGCTAAACAATATACTGACAATGTGTACAATACATTATTGACAGGAGAATTGGGAGGTATCAAACTTGATAAGAAGACACAGAGTCAGTTGTATTCTGGATTAGTTCAACCAAACTATCCTTCAATTTCTGGTAAACCTACAAACATGTTAGGACACTTATTAGAGAAGTATCAGTTTGTAGAACCAAGACATGACTTAATTGCTGAAGCTCTTTGGTTACTTTCAGATCCTGATGGATACAAAGGAAGAGTAAGAGAACAAGGTGGTAAACAAGCCACTGAAAAAACAGTAAGAATGTTAAAAACAGAAGAAGCTAGAAAAACTTCTACAACTGCCCGTGATGATGAGCAGGAAGATAGAAGACCTAGTGGAAACAAACCACAAAGAACAATATCTAGAAATACAGGAAATATTTTTAGAAAATTTTAATTTAGTAACAAATAAAACAAATATATAATGGCAACTCCAGTAATGAACAATGGTATATTCCTCAGAGATACCGCTTACAATGCAAGTTCCCATGTGGATTCTTACCACTTGGTAAACATGCTGAAAGATGCTGAGCCTATGGACTTAGGCCCAGTTGACTTATGGGCTATGGCTCAGAAAGTTGAAATGCCGCTTTACCAAATGTCTAGCTTTGGTGGCAAAAATGTAATCAATGTTGACAACGCTCGTGGAGAGTACAAATGGCAAACTCCGGTTTCTATTGACCTTCCATACATTGTTGAGGACATTGAACCAAGCAATGATTTCAAAGGTGTGGATGGTACTACTTTCCGTATCAAATTGAACCGCAGAGAGTTTGGACATGGTGATATCATCACTTATGACAAATACAATGGAGTTGAGATGTATATTACTGCAGAAGATATCTTGCCTTTAGGTGATGGGTATATCTATACTGTACAGTTGGTAAACAATGACAACTACAAATACATTGACAACAAGTACTTGGCAAATGGTACTAAAGTGTTCCGTAAAGGTTCTGCACGTGGTGAGTACGGAGAGAGATTCTCTGACATCCAAACAAGAACTGGTTTCCGTGAATTCTACAACTATGTAGGTGGAGCTGAAGCACACGTTCACTATTCAGTATCTTCTCGTGCTGACTTGATGATCAAAGGTGGAATGAATGCAGATGGTACAGTTCCTGTAACTGAGATCTGGAGAACATTTGACAAAAACATTGATCCATCTGTAGCTTCTTTGGAAGATATGGTAAAAGTAATGGGTAAAGATAAAGTTAAGAAAGCATTTGATAATGGTGACTTATCTAGAACTTTCCTTACTGGAATGGAGGCAGCTCACTTATCTAAAATTGCATCTGACATTGAGACTTACTTGATGTGGGGACAAGGTGGACGTATCAAACAAGATGGTCCAGATGATATGAGATTGTCAGTGGGTCTTTGGAAACAGTTGGATAACTCTTTCAAAAGAATCTACAACAAAAATAACTTCACACTTGATTTGTTCCGTTCTGAGATCTACAACTTCTTCAATGGAAAAGTTGAGTTCCAAGGACCAGACCCAAAACGCTCATTGGTTGTACAAACTGGTATGGGTGGTATGCGTATGGTTAATGAGGCTATCAAGAAAGAAGCAGTATCTTCAGGTTTATTGATCCAAGCTGCTGATATCGGTGCAATCACTGGTAAAGGTATGGACTTGAACTTTGGATTTGCATACACTTCTTATGTGATCCCATTCTTGGCAAATGTTAAGTTTGTATTGAACCCAGCATTTGACAATGTTCATACTAATGATATTGAGAACCCAATCATTGATGGTTTCCCATTATCTTCTTACTCATTCATTATCTTTGATATCACAGATAACACAAATGACAACATCTTCTTGTTGAAATTGTCTTGGGATAATCAATTGAAATGGTGGTATCAAAATGGTACAATGGACTACATGGGACGTACACAAGGATTCCAGTCTTCTGGACAATTCAATGGTTACCGTGTAATGATGTCTCAAACAATGCCAGCTATTTGGGTTAAAGATCCAACTAAAGTCTTGAAAATTGTTATGAGAAACCCTATCACTGGTGGATCATTCTAACCAGACACTATAAAGAATGGGGCGGGTTTTATGCCTGCCCCTTTTTTTACTTTAAAAACAAATAACCAATAATAAAAACCAACAACAAAATGGAAAATTTCACAATGGTAGAAACAGGGAATGGAACAGTAAAGCAAACTGCTATAGCTGTAAGACCATTCTTTGATGCAAGTGCTTCTAATATGGGTTTAGAAGACTACGGTATGTCACTCTTTGATGGTGTTAAACATCATGAACAGTTAGCATGCTTAGAGAATAACGGAGTAGTAAGATACTTAACAGGTCTTAATGAATTCTCTCCAGACATTAAATTGCTTAATCCTGATGACAGAGAAGCAAGAGTAAAAGAAATTAGAAGTGCAGTTGCAGAGTTAGAGAAAGAATTAGCTGCAAATGTATTGGATGTGGAAGACCCACAGTTCTGGAATAAAGTTAAGTTACTTAAACCAGACAATGGAGACTTTTGGAATAGAATAACAATGGCTTGTGGTAATGAACCAGTTTTCTTAGATCCAAAAGATCCTTATGATAGAATTAAATTATTTGCTATTGAAGCAGGTGGTTTCTCTATTATATCAAAAAGTTTTGATGATGCCAGATCAAGACCAGTAGCTCCTAAGTTTTACTTAGATAAAACAGAAGAGACAGTTATGGCAAGAACTGAATACAAGAAAATGCGTAACAAAGCATTGTCTGAGCTTCAGAAATTATTTGACAAAAACAGTACTAAGTTATTCTACATTGCAAAAGTTGTGGATATCAATAGTACACAGTATAAGAAGTCTACACCAAATGATGTTATCTATGAGAACATGGATAATTACATCAATGGTTTAGGTGGAGAAACAAACTTAGAAAGAGCTGCAAAATCATTTATTGAAACTGCAGGTTTAGACATGGAGACTTTAAAAATTAAATCAATTGTTAGAGATTCCAGTTTTTTTAAGTATATTGTTAATAAGGCAGATGGTTATATCTACCATGCAAAATCTAACAGTATGTTAGGTAGAAATGTGTCAGATGTAGTAGAACACTTGAAGAACCCTTTAAATGAGGACATTTTAAAAGATCTAAACCAATCTGTTGAGAAGTATTGGAACTCTTAAAATTAAAATAAAATGAAAAAATATCAAGACGGTGGTAAAACTGGTGCTCAACTTAAAAAAGAAGGAGCTGCAATGAAGCTTAAAGGTGAAGGCATGAAACTTAAAGGACAAGGTCAAGCTATGAAAGCTAAAGGAATAAAACAAAAAGAACTTGGAACTTCTATAAAAAACTATCCTGGTCAGTCAGCAGTAGATAAAGCACTTTTCGGAGAAGTAATGGTAAGAAAAAGTAATCCTCTTGGTTTTAAAACAGGTGGTATGGTTAATGCTAATGCAAAAGTTACTGCTTCTAAAGTAGCAAAAGGTAGACCAGCTAAATCTGCTGAACCAATGGCAGCTTCTAAAAAAGCTACAGGTAAAGTAGGTGGTATTTCTAAAGCTCCTAAAGCGGCTGCACCTAAGATGAAAATGGGTGGTAATATGAAACGTAAATAATTGTATTATGCCTAAAGATGCATGTTATAGTAAAGTAAAAGCACAGTATGCTGTGTTTCCTTCAGCAAGGGCTTCACAAGCTATTGCTAAATGTAGGAAAGGTTCTGGTAATGTGAGAAAGACTAAAGCAGGAAGTAACTTGAAAAGATGGCAAGCAGAAAAGTGGCAAGATACTAAATCTGGAAAGGCTTGTGGTGCCGGTGGTAAAAATGAATACTGCCGGCCAACAAGAAAAGTATCTAAGGATACACCAAAAACAAAAAGTGAAATAACACCTTCTAAACTAGCTGCTAAGAAAGCTGAAAAGTCCAGAGTAGGAATGGGTAGAAGAGTTAAAAAAGTTTAGTCATGGCAATTAAGAAAACAACTGCTAAAAAAGCACCAGCTAAAAGAACTTCAACTTCTAAAATTTCAGCAACTCCAAGAGCGGAGATGAGAAAATGGGAGATTGAATCAGCACTCAACACTCTTAAAAGAGCAGATGAAATCCGTAAGGATGCAAAGATGATGGGTGATGTTAAAAAACTTGCACAAGAACAAATGAATGTTCTTAAAACATTTGGTAAGTAATCATGGCAAAGTCACCAGCTTGGCAAAGAAAAGAAGGAAAGAACCCCTCTGGAGGATTAAACTCTAAAGGGGTAGCTTCTTATAGAAAAGCTAATCCAGGTAGTAAGCTTAAGACAGCAGTAACTACCAAACCTTCTAAATTAGATCCGGGAAGCAAACCGGCTAAGAGAAGAAAATCTTTCTGTTCTAGAATGGAAGGGATGAAGAAAAAACTAACAAGTGCAAAGACTGCTAAAGATCCTCAATCAAGGATTAATAAAAGTCTTAGAAAGTGGAATTGTTAAAACAAAATATTATGGCAAAGAAATGTATGAAATGTGGTGGTGCTATGAAAATGGCTAAAGGTGGTTCAGTATCAAAACCATTTGCTGCTGGTATCCCGTATGCTACTGGTGCTGGTGCAACAGATGGTAAAAACGGAATGATGAAAAAAGGTGGTGCTGTTAAGAAAATGGCTAAAGGAGGTTTTCCAGATTTAAACAAAGATGGTAAAATTACTAAAGCAGATATTCTTAAAGGCCGCGGGGTAATTAAGAAAAAAGGCGGTTCTGTTAAAAAGAAGTAGTTATGAAAGCACCAGGTAAATTAAAACCAATGGTAGGTCCTGTACCGAGTACAGTCAAGAAGCCTTTAAAACCGGGTATGTATGCTAAACCTGTGCCTAAAAAAATGGCTGAAGGTGGTAATTGGATTCAAGGTGCTATTAAAAAACCAGGAGCTCTTAGAGAACAACTTGGCGTAAAGAAAGGTGAAAAGATTCCTAAAGCTAAATTAGCTGCAGCAGCTAAAAAAGGTGGTAAGCTTGGTCAAAGAGCAAGACTTGCTATTACTCTCAGTAAAATGAGCAAAAAATAAAATTAGATGCAAAATAGTGTACTTACTATAAAGATTAAACAAAGGCTAAACAAATTAGATAGCCAAGACTATGACAATATTGAATGTTGGCAAATAGTTGAGGCATTTAATAAAGCCCAAGTTGAGTGGTCTAGGAGACAACTCCATGGAATCAATCTTGTCAAAGAAGGAGATGAGCAATCTACCAGAAGAAAAGATGATTTACAAGTTTTATTAAGAACACATGATCTTGTACTTACTGATAAAGAAGTATATTACAGATGTCCTCTTCCTCAAGATTATATGCAGTGGAAAAGAGTAGATGCTTATGCAAAGAAAGAATGTTGTAATAAAAGAAGAATGACTGTTTACCTTGCAGAAGAAGGTAACCTTAATCAACTTTTAAGAGATAAGTCAAAACAACCAAGTTTTGAATGGTCAGAAACATTTGCTACTCTGATTGATAACACAGTGCATATATACACTAACAATGACTTTGACCTTAATTCAGCAGACTTAGTCTACTATAGACAACCTGTGAAAGTACAAATCCAGGGATGTGTTGATCCTTATACCGGAGTAGCATCACCTGTAAATGTAGAATCAGAATTCAAAGATGATATAGTAGAACTAATAATAGATGAAGCAGCTGCAGTATTAGCTGGAGATATTGAATCAGGAAATCAATTCTCTAGAGGTACAGAGGGTGCTGAACGCAACAACTAATTATGGAAACAAAAGGAAGATTATTAAAAAGAAATCCTGAGCCTGCAAAAACTCTTAGTAGACCTCAGCCTATAGTAACACAGCCTAAGAGTGAACCAGTTAAACCGCAGCCTACTCCTAATACTGGAGTTGGTGGTAGTTCATTAGATACTATGACTGCAGCATGTGCAACAGAGATGATGAATGCTGCTACAAGTTTTCATAGACTTCACTTAAAAGTAACAGGTGATGGTTCTTATGCAGCACATAAAGCTCTTAATGATTTTTATGATGGTCTTCATGGACATGCTGATACATTGATTGAAGGATATCAGGGTGTAACAGAGAAACTTTTAAGTTACACTGACATGCCTATCAGAACTCTTGATACTGTAGCAGATGGTGTTGCATATCTTAGAGATATGTATAACACAATTAACAAACTCCAGGGTATGATGCCATACTCAGAAATTGTCAATAATCTGGATCTTGTAAAAGATTCAATCAATAGCACTAAGTATAAGTTACTTTTCCTGAAATAATTTTGCTGTTTCAAAAAGTTTTGTTATATTATAGTATATGTTTATAAATTAAAAATTAGAAAAAATGGCTTATTTTAATCATGCTTTTCAGAAAGCTTTCTTAGCTACAGGAGCTACACAAACAAGTGTTGCTATTGCTAAGATGGATGGTACAACTATTTCTACAAGTACTAACTTTGGTTATGTAACTACAGATGGTGTACCTACTTATGGATTAAATCAATTGAAAGCTTTAGCTGCATCAGAAACAGCTAATGGTTACATTGGTATCTTTGATCCAAAAACTAACTTGACTATTACACCAGATTCTTGTTGTAATGCTTATCTTGCTGGTTCAGCAATTTATGCTAATGACAAAATTGGTCCTTTAGCAGGTGGTTACCAAGAGACTAACAAGTCTAAAATGATCAACCCTAAGTATGTATCTAAATACTACTCAGTTGCTCCATGTTCTCCACAAAACAATGTAATCCATGTAGGTTCTACATATTGGACTGCAGGTGGTGGTGCATTAACAGTTGACACTTTAGTAGCTGGTACAGGTTATGATAACGGTACTTATGCTATTGAAACTACAAATGGTGATGGAACTGGAACAGGTTGTATCCTAGAGATCGTTGTTACAGGTGGTACAGTAGATTCAGCTACAGTATTAAATCCAGGAAAAGGATATGCTGTTAATGACACATTGACTTTGGTTGGTGGTAATGATGATGCTACGGTAGATGTTGCTACAATCACAAGTGCTCATGCACAAACAGGATGTGGTACAGACTACAACTGTTGCAAAGAGTTCTTATGTGGTGAGACATACAACTTACGTATTGACATCAAAGGTTCTCCTGCATTACGTTTCTTGGATCACAATGCTTACTATACTGCTGATGCTTACACAGGATGTTGCCCAGACGGAGCTATTGCACCAGTTGCAGTTGACTCTACTG